CTTATCTTTACAGACTTTGATATCATTACGGAGTTAACTACTTTTATACAGAAAGGTCAAGCATGGGAGGCTGAAGAAGGATGTAATGATGACCTTGCTATGTGTCTGGTTATATTCTCATGGTTAGCAACTACAGATTATTTCAGAGAGTTACATGACAGTGATGTCCGTCTTCGTATGTATCAAGAGCAGAAAGATGCAATAGAGGCAGACATGGCTCCATTTGGATTTGTTAGTGATGGTATCAACGATGAAGAATCATTCGTAGATGGAGATGGAGATAGGTGGACATCTGATAGAGACTGGAATGTAGATGAATATGGTGACCGTAGTTATATGTGGGACTACCGATGAGTATAGAAGAGGAGTTTGAGTTAGACAATCTCCTGTTTGTAGATAGAAGATGTCGTATATGTGGTCAGGAGAAAAATTTGCGAAACGATTTTTATAAGACCAGAAAGGATAGAGGGTCTAACCCATCTGCGTATGCATATGAATGTAAGACATGTACTATATGGAGAGTGAAACGTAAACGTAAACGTAAAACTCCTTACGGTGACTACCCCGATTGGTGATTCACGTCTTGTTTCCCCAGTGGAAACATGCCTTTTAATAAATAATTTCAGCATTGTAAATTGGAATCCCATAGGAGATTAATCTAATGGCATCAACACAACTTTCCCCAGGAGTTGCCGTATTAGAGAGAGACCTCACCAATGTAGTAAATTCGACTGTTGATAACGTCGCTGCTATAGTAGGTGCATTTGAAAAAGGTCCTGTCGAAGACATAGTAACTATTACAAGTGAGAAGGAGTTGCTCTCAACATTTGGTAAACCAAATGAGTTAAACTACGAATATTGGTTTACTGCAGCTCAATTCTTACTTTATGGCGGGTCGCTCCGCGTAGTGCGTGCAGATAACACAGCACTTAAAAACGCTATTGACACAGCACAATTCACTATCACATCCTTTAGTGCAACTGACACAACACTTACTGTTGAATCAGCAACTGACTTTGATGTGAGCGATGTGTTATTCATCGACGCTGAATTGATGGTTGTGCAGTCTGTCAACGGTCTAGACGTAGTCGTCTCTAGAGGACAGATGCAAACATCTGCTGCATCACACGCTGCAAAATCACAGATTACTCTTATTGAAGCCGCAGGCACATCTTCTACAATTAACGAAGGTTCTACATTTACATCATCTGACACTACACTTACAGTTACTTCTGCTACTGCACTTGCAGGAAGCACAAACTCATACATCAGAATTGACGATGAGTTTTTAAGAATCTCTGGTGTAGCTGGGGACAACCTCACAGTCGAGCGCGGAGTATTGGGTTCTACTGCTGCTGCTCACACTGATGGGTCAACTGTTACACTTCAAACTGTAACTGCTGCAAAGACAGAAATCAACGAGCAAACATCTACTGGTGTTACCGCTCCACTTATCAAATCAATGAGTGTCTATGAGGCATCTGTTGAAAATGCTTCTAACAACTGGAAGTGGGCAGGAAGGACTGCAGGAAAATTCGCTAACTCATTACGTGTTGTAATGACAGACGCGGGTGCTGACCAAGTCTTATACCTCGCAGACCCAACATCTACCGAATGGGAATTCACAGAAAATGCTGATTTAGCATTCTCTTCCGCAAACATCTACGGTAAGGTTTATTCTTACACCGTGATTGTTACTTTCGAGGCGGGTGCAACCATGGTTGGTGCATTTGAGAAAGACAACTTTATCACTGCTGTATCTGGTGGTGTTACTGGTCGCGTTGTTGCATGGGATTCTGAGACTCGTAAGTTAGAGTTAACCATCGATGACACTGCATCAGACATCATCGAAATTGGTGATACAATCACTGAGTTAGCAAATAACTCTGGCTCACCTGGCTCTGCTACAGGAGACAGCGCAGTCGTATCAAGCGTTTCACGTCAGTTACGTGTTTCACTTCTTCCACAATCACCTCTCTTCCAACCAAACCAGACTGTTGTTGACAAAAACGCTGCAACAATCTCTATCGCTAACGTTGAGTCTGACTACTTAACACGTAGTTACGGTCTTAACACAATGTGGACAAACATTGCTCCACGTCCTACAACTTCTGCATGGGTAGAAGAAAGAGGAGGACACAATGACTTGATGCACATCTTGGTCATTGACGGAGACGGATTGTTAACAGGCACACCTGGCTCAGTTGTTGAGAAATTTACAGACGTATCTAAAGCATCCGACGCTAAGTCACCTCAAGGTGACAACATCTACTATAAAGATGTAATCAAAGCAAGGTCTCAATACCTCTTCTGGGGTAGTCACGAAACAGGTGATATCTACGATAAAGACCCTAACGCATCTGGCGGTTTCGGATTATCAGGTATTAACAGAGAGTTTGACCTTATCAAGTCTTCTACATCAATCAATGATTTAGATGACCCAACAGGCACTAACCCTCTTGCAAAACCTTTACTTGGCACAAAGCATCAGTCAACTATTAGATATGCATTACAGGGTGGAGTCGATGGTTACTCTATCGCACGTCCAGAAACACTTTCTGCATATACACTATTCAATGATGCTGAGACTATTGACATTGACTACATCCTTATGGGGTCTAGCATGTCTTCTCAGTCAGATACAATCGCTAAGGCACAGCACATTATCTCGATTGCATCTTCAAGAAAAGATTGTATGGCATTCATCTCTCCATTCAGAGGTGATGTTATAGGACAACCAAGCACAAACGACATCGTTACTAAGACTATTGATTACTTCGATGCATTATCATCTTCCTCTTATGCGGTATTTGATAATAACTACAAGTATATCTACGATAAGTATAACGATGTATATCGTTACATTCCTTGCAACGGAGATATGGCAGGACTTGTGTTAAGCACAACTCTTAACCAAGAGCCATGGTTCTCTCCTGCAGGATTCAACAGAGGAAACATTCTTAACGCAATCAAACTTGCTTACTCTCCTCTAAAAGACCACAGAGATAGACTATATGCTGCAAGGGTTAACCCAATCGTAGCATTCCCAGGCGAAGGTATTGTCCTCTTCGGAGACAAGACTGCACTTGGATACACATCTGCCTTTGATAGAATCAACGTCAGACGTCTATTCCTTGTGATTGAGGAAGCAATCGCAGAGGCAGCTAAGAATCAACTCTTTGAATTAAATGATGAGTTTACTCGTCAACAATTCAAGAACATTGTTGAGCCATTCCTCCGCTCAGTCCAGTCAAGACGCGGTGTTGTAGACTTCTTAGTAGTCTGCGATGGCACAAACAACCCACCTGAGGCTATAGATAGAGGTGAATTCTTCGCTGAAATCTTCGTTAAGCCAACAAGGTCAATTAACTTCATCACACTTACATTCACCGCAACTAGGACTGGTGCTAGTTTCGCTGAAATCGTTAACTAATTAGAGGTAACTTTTAAAAATGTCTAGTAATTACGTCAATTTACCCATCACCGATTTCAGAGACAAAATCGGTGATTTAGCACGCCCCAATCTGTTTCACATCGAAATGGGTTTCCCACAAATACTTGCGGAAGGTGTGAATTCTGGTGGTAACGCTGGTACAATCAAGACTCAGCAAGAGAATCTTGATGGAGCTAGCAGTGTTTCCAACCCTGCTGCAGCTGGTATCACAACTGTGCTTGCAAAAGCAGCAAATATTCCTGCATCAACTGTTGGTGTTATCGACGTCCCTTATAGAGGTCGTGTGCTAAAGATTGCAGGAGACCGCACATTCGAGCCATGGACAATTACAGTCCTTAACGACGCGGGATTTGCACTTCGCTCTAAGTTTGAAGCATGGTCTACACAGATTCAAGCATTACAACAAAACTTACAAGGCGCAACTGCTCCTGACAAATACCAAGCAAACGCTGTAGTTAAGCAGTTTGATAGACAGGGTAGACCAGTAAGGTCTTACGACTTCCAAGGTATTTGGCCTAGCAACATCTCTGCCATTGACTTAGCATGGGATAGTAACGATACTCCTGAGGAGTATACAGTTGAATTCCAAGTACAATACTGGACTTACGCTAATAACGAGTCTAACTTAGGTAACGGTAAGCAGCAGTTTGGTAGTGTAAACTTAGGTATCGGAGAGAGATTCCAGTAAGGAATTGATTTATACCAGTTTTGTGGTATAATAAATAAAATAGTAAAGAAAGCGGGACGGTTGAATGTCACAATTATTTGGTTATTCGCTTGAGCGCAAAAAGAAGGAATCCCAAAAGGGTCCTTCTTTTGTGCATAAAGATAGTGATGATGCAGCGCAACCCATAGTAGCGGGTGGTTACTTTGGGCAGTACGTTGACTTAGGTGACTCCGCGAATAAGTCTAACGAAGTAGACCTCATTGGTAGATACCGTGAGATGTCTCTTCACCCAGAAGCTGATGCAGCAATCAGCGATATCACCAACGAGGCAATCGCGGGTGACCTAGATGACCACCCAGTAGACATAGAGTTATCTAACTTACCAGTTTCACAAAGCGTAAAGAATAGACTTCGTGAGGAGTTTGAAAATATATTGTCTTTACTAGACTTTGACAGACGAGCATACGATATTTTCCGTAGATGGTATATCGATGGTCGTCTTTTTTATCATAAGATGATAGACCCAGACGATCCTAAGAAAGGTATTACTGAGTTAAGGTATATTGACCCTCGTAAGATTAAAAAAGTAATCGAATACGATAAACCAAAAGACCGTATATCTCCTGTAGACCCACAGGTAAATGCGCTCATACCTAAAGCAGTTGAGTATTTTATATACAGTCCAAAGGGATTACGCGGATATGAAAATCAAGGTATAAAGATTGCAACTGATGCTATTTGCTTCTGTCACTCAGGGCAAATGGATATGCAACGCAACTATGTGTTGTCACATCTACACAAAGCTATCAAAGCTCTTAATCAACTTCGTATGATTGAGGATAGTTTGGTGATATATAGATTGTCCCGCGCCCCTGAGCGTAGGATTTTCTACATTGATGTAGGTAATTTACCTAAACAAAAGGCAGAGCAATACCTCCGTGAGGTTATGGCTCGCTATAGAAATAAATTAGTATACAACGCTGACACAGGAGAAATAAGAGATGACAAGAAATTCATGTCAATGCTCGAAGACTTCTGGTTACCCAGAAGAGAAGGGGGAAGAGGCACGGAAATCTCTACTCTCCCAGGTGGACAAAATCTTGGAGAACTTGAGGATGTCAAGTACTTCCAGAAAAAACTCTACCGCTCACTCAACGTACCTGAGTCACGGTTAGAATCTGATTCCGCATTTAATGTTGGAAGAAGTGCCGAGATTACAAGAGACGAAGTAAAATTCCAGAAATTTGTAGTTAGGTTACGCAAAAGATTCTCTGATTTATTCAATGACCTCCTAAGAACTCAAGTCGTCTTGAAGGGTATCTTTACTCTTGAAGAGTGGGACGAGATGAAGGAGCATATTCAGTATGATTTCATCGCTGATAATTACTTCTCTGAATTAAAAGAGCAAGAAATACAGAATGCTCGTATGGCATTACTGCAGCAGATGGACCCATTTGTAGGTCGCTACTTCTCCTTAGAGTACTTACGCAAGCAAGTATTGAAGCAACCAGAAGCACTATTTCAAGAAATGGATAAGCAGATGGAAGCAGAAATTAAGGAAGGTAAGTCCATTGACCCATTGGCAATGCCCGCTATGGAGCATGAGCAGATGGCAATGAGTTTACAACCTGAGCCTCCCGACCCTGCGGAGCAAGGTATCAAGCCTGCGGACTACAAAAAGGGAGATATATAAATAATTATTACGATACTATAACATTATGCCAACACAAGCCGCTCAAGATATAGTTAATGCGCTATTCGCGGGTCAAAAAGACCTCTCGGATTACGTTGCAACTGGTATGAATGCTGCTGCTGTTACAGCTGTGGACAACAAAAAACAGGAAATCGGCAAAGTGATGTTTGCTCCTCAGGAAGAAGGTCCTGAGAATACAGAGCAACCCGCAGACGAGCCTGTTGCACAAACACCAGAGGAAACTCCAGATGAAACTGATTCGGGAAGAGATTGAAACTTGCAAAGTAGTAATCACAGAAGGTAAAGGTGGCAGAAAGTCACACTTTATTGAGGGTGTATTTCTACAAGGAGCAATCAAAAATCGTAACGGACGCATGTATCCTGTCCAAACTCTCCAGAGAGAAGTGGATAAATACAATGAGTCTTACATTAAGAAGGGACGCTCACTTGGTGAGTTAGGTCATCCTGATGGTCCTACTATCAATCTTGACCGCGTTTCACATTTGATTACTTCTCTTAAGCAAGAAGGTAATAATTTTGTAGGAAAAGCGAGAATCTTAGACACACCCATGGGTAACATTGCTAAGAGTCTCTTAGATGAAGGAGTAAAACTTGGTGTATCCTCAAGAGGATTGGGGTCAATCAAGGAAGAAAACGGTTTAAAAATCGTTGCTGACGACTTCATGCTCGCTACTGCAGCTGATATAGTTGCAGACCCTTCAGCTCCAGACGCTTTTGTGAATGGAATTATGGAAGGAAGAGAGTGGGTCTATGCAGGTGGTGCTATACACGAGCAAACAATAGACCAAATCAAAGGAAGAATTGACAATGCTGCGCGAAATCAGATGGAAGAAATTAAACTTTCCGCGTTTCAACAGCTACTGAAATCTTTCTAATGATAAATAAATATAGCATATAGCTTACAATTACAGATTTCGGAGACTACAATGTCAACAGAGAACAAAACTCTAGATGAATCGAGTGTAACCGCAAATGCCAAGCCAGGCGAACCGATGCCCAAGCTGGGTGCTGACGGTAGTAGTCTTGCGGGCATCCAAGACCTAGGCGGACCTACACCTTTCAACAGCAAACCAGACGACGACAGCAACAAAATGAAAACTGTTGCGGGTGGTAATGCTGCTGCACCTACAACTAAACCATCTGACGCATCATCTGCGACAGCAACATTTAGTGATAAGGGTGATGTAAAAGCAGGACACGAGCCAGAAGGTGAGGTTATTGCTGAGGACGAAACAGAAGAAAGAGCAGTCATTGAAGTTGACCTTTCATCTGACGTCGCTGCACTTACTGAAGGTGAAAACCTCAGTGAGGAATTCAAAGATAAAGCAAAAACAATCTTTGAAGCTGCTGTAGTTTCTAGACTTAATGAAGAGCTAGACCGTATGCACGAGGAATACGCTAAAGTCCTCGAAGAAGAAATTGATTCAGTCAAACTTGACCTTGCAGAAAAGGTCGATGAGTATCTTACTTATTCTGTTGGACAGTGGATGGAGAAGAACAATCTCGCTGTTGAAGCAGGAATCAAGCAAGAGATGGCAACATCCGTATTGGATGGAATCAAACAAGTTTTCGTTGAGAATTTCATAGAAATTCCTGACGAGAAAGTTGACCTAGTAGACGAATTACAAGGACAACTCAATAGTATGGAAGAAAAACTCAACGAGTCGATTGAAGAAAACGTCGGATTGTCTAAGCAAGTCGGCAACTATATCAAGAATGGGATTGTGACAGAAATCGCAGAGGGCTTAAGTCTCTCTCAGAAAGAGAAACTTATTTCTCTAGCGGAAGCTGTTGAGTTTGAGAATGAAGAATCTTTCCGCGAGAAAGTTTCTACTTTACGTGAATCTTACTTCTCTACAAAACCTGAGGCAAAAGGAGCTGCTGAAACAGTGACTGAGTCTAAGGAAGTAGCAGAAACACCCGCAACTGATTCAATGTCAGCATACGTGCAGGCAATCAGTCGTTGGGGCAAGTAAACTTATCCACTAAAACACTCCAATCATGTTTAACGCAGAACATTTACAGGAGAAGTGGGCTCCTATTCTAGACCATAATGAAATCGAAGCGATTTCTGACAAGTATAGAAAATCGGTGACCTCAGTCCTCCTTGAGAATCAAGAGAGATTCTTGAAAGAAGAAAGAGGATTAGTAACTGAAGCAGCACCTACCAACTCTCTTGGTGGTACTGGTTTCTCTGGTGGTAGCACAGCTACAGGTCCAGTTGCAGGTTTCGACCCAGTATTAATCAGCTTAATCCGTCGTAGTATGCCTAAGCTTATTGCTTACGACATTTGCGGTGTGCAACCAATGACAGGTCCTACAGGACTTATCTTTGCAATGCGCTCTACAAAAGGCACAAACAGAGACATCAACAACAGTGCAGTTGAAACATTCTTCAACGAAGTTGACACTGAGCATTCTTCAGAGAATAGTTCTGATGGTCTCGCTTCCAACGACATGACAGGTTCTAACCCAGGTCTACTCGCAGACGGTGCAGGCAACTACACTATCGGTGGACAGGGTATGACAACTGCTCAGTCTGAAGCACTTGGTGACGGTGCAACTAACCACTTCAACGAGATGGGATTCTCGATTGAGAAGGTTACTGTTACTGCTAAGTCAAGAGCTTTAAAGGCAGAGTACAGTTTAGAGCTTGCTCAGGACTTGAAAGCAGTTCATGGTTTAGACGCTGAGTCTGAGCTTGCAAACATTCTTTCTACTGAAGTTCTCGCTGAGATCAACAGAGAAGTTGTTAGAACTGTTTACAAGATTGCAAGACCTGGTGCTCAAAACAACACAGCAACTGCTGGTACATTCGACTTAGACGTCGACTCAAATGGTAGATGGTCTGTTGAGAAATTCAAGGGACTTCTTTTCCAGATTGAAAGAGATATGAATGCTATCGGGCATGAAACTCGTCGTGGAAAGGGTAACATCCTCATCTGCTCTGCAGACGTGGCTAGTGCTCTCTCAATGGCTGGTGTGCTTGATTACACTCCTGCTCTTGCAGGCAACAGCAACTTACTTCCTGATGACAATAGCAGCACACTTGCTGGTACTCTTAACGGAAGAATCAAGGTTTATGTTGACCCATATTCAGCAAACGTAAGTGACAATCACTTCTATGTTGCAGGATATAAAGGTAGTAGCGCATACGACGCAGGACTATTCTATTGTCCTTACGTGCCTCTACAAATGGTTAGAGCCGTTGGTCAGGATACATTCCAACCAAAAATTGGCTTTAAGACTCGTTACGGAATGGTTGCAAACCCATTCGCTGAGGGTCTTACACAAGGTCAAGGTGCTCTTACATCTAACGCAAACCGTTACTACAGAAGAGTTAAGGTAACAAACTTAATGTAATTCAGATATTACATACCCCTTCAGACACCCTTTACAGGGTGTCTTTTTTTATGCTATAATAGATGCCATGAAAAAACTTTGGAGAATTTGGGCAAAAGCATTAGGTGACAAGTCTGGGACTTCTGATAGGGAGGCAGATAAAGTTGCTATAATCCGCACTCTTATCTTTGTGCAGTTAGTAGTGACCAACTGTTTTATTGTCGCAGGAAATATCAGACACTGGAATGACCACCACATACCACCCAGTTACCAAACTTCATTACAAAGTCTAAACAGTGGTAAATAGTTAGGCAGAATTGGAGACTGGAACGATGCACCCAAACCTTTATGAAGTTAACATTATGGGAGTCCACCATGCACAATTTAGTTTCGTTTAATCAACGATGGCAACATCAGATTACGTCTGCTAACGAAGAGGACAAAATAGACGAATATTACGAATGTTTAATAGAATGTACAGATACACAGTCCTCATGTAAACGTATCTGCAGTAACATTCTCTTATGAGAATACACTGACATACCGCACTCTAGGGGGTGCGGTTTTTTTATAAGTAGTTAGAATATCTATTTAACCATATGGAGCTTGAATACGTGGGAAGAGGACGAGTTACTAAGATAGAGATGAAGGCTCGTCTCATCAAACTAAAGAATGATTTGTATAACGGTAGATACCATGGTGCGTCAGAGGACTGGATAGAAGGGTCTCATTATCAACTAAATAGTATGCTAGCTATAATAGACGAATACAATACATAATGGAAGAAGACGAGTATTTTGATGAAAATTTAGGTCTAGTATACACGGACAACTACGATGACGACTTGGAACAAACAGATAGAGAATAGAAACTTCCTATCTCCTATAGGATTTAAGTTTTTACTAGCAGAGTATCCTAAGATACCTTACTTTGCGCAGTCTGCAAATATTCCTAGTATGAATCTAGGTGTACAGCAACAGTCAACACCACTCAGACAGTTACCTTTGGAAGGTTTTATAACCTATGACCCATTGAATCTTACCTTTCTGATTGATGAGGACTTAGAAAACTATATGATACTACACAACTGGATACGTGCTCTAGGTACTCCAGATACTTTTGGTGAAAGGACTGGATTTGTAGAGCAAAAAGCACAGAAGAGACAGCAGTTTAGGTCAGATGGCACACTAGCAATCCTAAACAGCAACTTTAATCAGAATTTAAACTGCGTATTTACAGATTTAATACCACAATCCTTGTCAGCAATGGAATTTAATGCTACAATAGATGGTACAGAATACGCAACCGCAAGTGTATCCTTTACATTCTCTGCATATCAAGTAAGAAGAGGTGAAGAGTCTAAGAGAGATACACGTTTAGAATAATTATGAAACTAACTCAAGAAATCATTGACAAAATCCAAGAAGCAATGCTACACAAAAAGAAAGATGGCACTGTTAACTGGAAAGACACTGATGAAATTGAGGTACAACTAGCAGGGACATTTGCTGCTGACAGATTTATTGTCATCAAAAATAAAACTAAAGACCCTGTTGTAAGTGCCTTACCACATCCTTTCTACGACTATGAAAAGAAAAAATGGTTGAAGGATGGTAGAGAAGAGTATATGAAAGAGTGGACAAAGCAGAATAAGAAGAAAACAAAATGAATCTTGAAAAAATTCAAGAGATGTGGGCAAAGGATTCAGAAGCATTCTTTGACCATAGAGAATTACCTGAGTTACTAGCGAATGACAGTATGGAGACACCTCGTCTTCATGCTAAGTATGTGCAATTCTACAACTCATTCAAACTGATGCTGTCAGAAGCACAAGTTAAAAAGAATGTATTGTATAGGACGAAGTGGGAATACTACTCAGGCAAAGCATCGTCAGAAGTATACAGAGAAAATCCTTTTGACCTCAAAATACTGAAGGGTGACCTAGATGTATACATTAATAGTGACCCAGATATATGTAAGGCAAACCAGAAAATAGACTACCTAGAAACTTGTATAAATTGTATTGATAGGATACTTAAACAGATAGACTCGAGAGGGTTTGCGATTAAGAATACTATGGACATTATCAAGTATTATGGTGTTAGATGATAACAATCTCAAAAAAGAATGAGGTTTATCTACGAGTTGAAGGAGAGCAACACTTACACAAAGAGTTAAGTGAATTCTTTCAGTTTGATGTTCCAGGTGCAAAGTATATGCCTCAGTATAGGAGGCGATTCTGGGACGGTAAAATTAGATTATACTCACCAGGCACAGGTGAGATATATGTTGGTCTCTATGATTATCTGACAGATTATCTAGAGGAGAAGGGGTATGAGTTTACCCTTAAAGACTCAAAGTATTATGGACTACCCAACGAGGAAGAAGATTATGTCACACCTGAGGGGATTGCGACTTTTGTTAAACATCTACGGTTACCTTTCAAGGCAAGAGATTACCAACTCAAAGCAATATACCAAGCGATTAAACAACGTCGCAAACTTTTATTATCCCCAACGGGCTCAGGAAAATCCCTCATCATCTACGGATTAGTTAGATGGCATAGAGCAGCGCAGAGAGATATACTTATTATTGTGCCTACCACATCATTGGTATCACAATTAAAACAAGACTTTAAAGACTATGGATGGAATGCTACTGACAACGTCCATGAGATTATGGCGGGAAGGGAGAAACATACAGAAAAACCAGTTGTCATCTCTACATGGCAGAGCATATACAAAGAAAAGAAAACTTTCTTTGAAAAATTTGATGTGGTTATAGGTGATGAAGCACACTTATATAAAGCAAAGTCACTGACAGGTATACTTGCTAAGTGTCATGACATTAAATACCGCGTTGGTTTGACAGGGACACTGGATGGTATGGAATGTCATCAGTTAATATTAGAAGGTCTCTTTGGTAGATGCGATAGGGTGACAAGCACAGCAGACCTCATGAAAAAGGGACAACTTACACCACTCAAGGTGAAGATATGTCTGCTTGAGCATGGTCATGTGCCCTTTGATGTATACCATCAGGAGATAGATTACCTAGTATCTCACCCTAAACGTAACAATTTTATATGCAATCTTGCAATAGATGTATCAGGCAATACATTAATACTGTTTAACTACGTCGAAAAGCATGGTGAACCTTTATGGGAGATGCTAAATAGTAAGGTATCTGAGGGGACTAAGGTCTTCTTTATACATGGCGGTGTTGATGCTGTAGCACGTGAAGAAGCAAGGAAGATTTGCGAGAAGGAAACCAACGCAATCATACTAGCATCTTATGGCACGTTTTCAACAGGCATAAATATCCGTAACTTACACAATGTAATTTTCGCATCACCCAGTAAATCTAGAGTAAGAAACTTACAGTCCATAGGGCGAGTTTTGAGAAAGGGGGACAACAAAGCACAAGCGATGTTGTATGACATAGCTGATGATTGCTCACGAGGTCAATCTTACAATTATACTTTCCGTCATCTTATTGAAAGAATGAAAATATATGACGAAGAGAAATTTGATTATGAAGTCACTAAGGTATCTTTCAAAAAATGATTAACTACATACGACACGACCACGAATTTTACGGAGTTGCCAAACTATCGTCTGGTGATGAGGTTATGGGTGTAATGATTGCAACTAAGGAAGAAGGTCAAACATTAGTATTTGTGCAAGACCCTGCTACTCCTAAGGAAGCACCAATGAAGAGGGGTGATGAAGTAGGTCTTGCTATAGGTTTAGTTAAGTGGATGATGTGGAGTGATGAAGAATTTTTTATTCTTCAAGAAGCAGATATTATATCAATCGCGCCCATGAGTATTGGGGCTGAGAATATGTATAAATTATGGAAAAGAAAAGAGTTAGGTCTCGATGATGATAAACATTGGGAAGTAGATATCAATAAAAATATGGGTCTCGTCGGAAAAGTTTCTGAAATGAGAAAGAAACTAGAAGACCTATGGAAAAAAGAGATATAGTTCCTGTTTCTGAACCGCTACACGGTTAGTGTACACTACATAGAGTAACCTGTCAAGCTTGACATGAATCCAGTCGTCACTTATAATTAGTGAGCGATACAAAAAACTGTATGCGTAAGATGCCCGCAAAACGAAAGCAACACTATGTAGATAACAAATTATTTCTGGCAAAGATAATCGAATATCGTCAGTCTATAGAAGAAGCTCGTCTACTAGACAAACCTAAACCTCGCATTCCCCATTATCTTGGCGAATGTTTTCTAAAGATAGCAACACATTTATCTTACCGACCAAACTTTATAAACTATATGTTTAAAGAAGATATGGTATCAGACGGTGTGGAAAACTGTGTCCAATATATTGATAACTTTGACCCAACAAAATCCAAAAACCCTTTTGCGTATTTTACACAAATAGTTTATTTTGCATTCCTACGCAGGATTGCTAAAGAGAAAAGGCAAATGGATATAAGAGATAAACTTATCGAAAAGAATGGTTACGAGCAAGTATTCCATTCAGATACTAATGATGACTCCTCTAATATGAATAGTATTAAGAGTAGAATTGAAACAAACATGCGTAATTAATGAGAGACACAATTTTATTTGGAGATTGTAGAAAGACATTAAAAGAATTTGATGAGCAAGCAAGGACTTGCATTACCTCCCCACCTTATTATGGTCTTAGAGACTATGGTGGAGAGGAAAATCAAATTGGTCAGGAGCAAACTCCCGATGAATTTATTGAGCAGTTGGTATCCGTATTCAGAGAGGTAAGAGATGTCCTCACTGATGACGGTACTCTCTGGGTTAACTTGGGAGATAGTTATTACAACTATAGACCAGGCAAAGGTCAATCATATCCTAAGCAATCTGTATCTAAAACTAAACAAGATTTACCAGATAAGTGTAATAAGAGAGGCAACAAACTAGAAGGTCTTAAAGAAAAAGATTTGATAGGTATACCATGGATGTTTGCTTTTGCAATGAGAGCAGACGGATGGTATTTAAGACAAGATATTATATGGAATAAACCTAATCCTATGCCTGAGAGTGTAAAGGATAGGTGCACCAAGTCACACGAGTATATCTTTTTGTTTAGTAAGAATAAAAAGTATTACTATAATAATGAAGCAATCAAAGAGCCAACAAATGGAGCAGTAAAGAAAACTGCTACATCAAAACATGGTAAATATACGACAGAAGAAAACGAAGCAAAACATAGACAAGGTATTCATGGTAATCGTGGACAAAATTTAATCGAAGTCCGTAGTAAATTACCAAAGCAAAAAGATTTTGTTGAGTTTCTAAGGTCTAAAACTAATGCAAAGGTATTAGCAGAGAAGGTTGACATCCCTTTGACAAAGATAGAGCATTGGTTTAGGTTTGATGAGTCTGGGTTTTCATATCCAAGTATCGAAGATTGGAAAAAGGTAAGAGAATTTATAGATGACTACGATGTAATTGATGAGGGATTGTCTTACTATGAATTGAAGACAGATGAGGTTGTTGTATCAGACAAAAAAAATAAACGCTCTGTCTGGACAGTAACTACCAAACCATATAGAGGAGCACACTTTGCTTGTTTCCCACCAGATTTAATTGAGCCTTGCATATTAGCAGGAAGTGAGGAAGGAGATATCATACTTGACCCATTTATGGGGTCAGGCACTACAGCTATGGTTGCCAAGTCACTTGGTAGAGATTACATAGGTTGCGAATTGCATGAAGATTATGGTAAACTAATAGAAAAGAGAGTGGAAGAATATCATCCAGTCGAAACAGTAAGTCCTCTAGAGGTTTTGTATGTCTAAAGTATTATTAATCACCGACCAACACTTTGGTGTTAGAAATGACAATCAATATTACTTGGAAAGATATAGATTATTCTATGAAAATATAGTTTTACCATACATTGACGAGCACGGAATCACAGAGATATTATGTCTAGGTGATACATTTGATAGACGTAAGTATATTAATTTTAATTCTCTAGATTTTACACATGACATGTGGTTTAAACCTGTAGCAGACAGGGGTATTCGTATGACATGTCTTGTTGGTAACCATGACATCTATTATAAGAATACATTAAAGGTATCATCACCTGACCTACTGCTGACACAGTATCAAAACATCAATGTAGTTAGTGAGCCTACTGAAATGACTATCGGTGGTAAGAAAATGATGCTAGTGCCATGGATATGTGAAGAGAATAGAAATAAGACAATGGATATGATTGCCAAAACCAAGGCAAAATTCTGTATGGGTCATCTAGAGTTGAATGGATTCTCTCCTGTACCTGGATATACTATGACACATGGTGATAGTCCAGACATATTTAAGAAGTTTCAGTTGACATGTAGTGGGCATTACCACATGAGAAGTAGAAGAGACCGTATTGTATATTTGGGTAACCCCTACCAATTATACTGGAATGACTATGGACATGATAGAGGGTTTCATGTCCTAAATACTGATGATTACCAACTAGATTTTATTAAAAATCCATACAACACATTCAGCAAATTATTTTACAAGGATGGTGTTGGAATTACTGACGAGGAAATAGAAAGTGTCAAAGGCACTTATGTAAAATTAATTGTTGAAGACAAAAAAGACCAAGTTGATTTCGACAATACTGTTAGACGTTTACACAAGGCAGACCTCGCAGACCTCAAGATTGTTGAGGACATGAGTTATGATATGGATGAAGATATTGATGTAGAAGTAGAAGATACACTTACCATTTTAGAAAGTTGTGTATCTGAATTTGATAATGGACATGAAATATTTGGTATCCTTAAGTCTTTATACATGGAGGCACAAGAAGTTTAATGTTTGTATTGACTGATTGTAAAACTGGTGGAGTCTACGCTGTGCGTGACGACAATAAATTCGACAGAGTCGTCCAGATTTTCGTTGACAAAGATGATGCTGTACGTTATTATGAAATGTTGAAGGACAATGATTATCCACGCAAGTTAGACGTCAGATTCATGGAAGAAGAAGATGTTAAAATGAGTTGTAAAAATTATGGATATAAATTTTCTGTCATAACACCTGATGACATAGTCATCCCACCAAAAAATTCATGATTGCACTTATAGTCATCGCTGTATTGATTGCAGCAACAGCCTTTTTAATTCGTTACTACGACCCTCATAATTAATGATTGTTTTTGAAGAGATTAAGTGGAAGAATTTCCTGTCTACAGGTAACTCTTTTACTGAAGTCAAGATTGATGATGCACCCTCACATTTAATCCTAGGGTCTAACGGAGCAGGAAAATCTACTTTGCTTGATGCATTGTGTTTTGTCCTGTTTAATAAACCTTTTAGAAAGATTATTAGAAGACAACTTATCAATAGCATTAACGAAAGAGAATGTTTAGTTGAGATTAAGTTTTTCATTGGTAGTGTCAAGTATAAAGTTATACGAGGTATCAAACCAAATGTCTTTGAGATATATCGTAATGGTCAGTTGCTTGACCAAGATGCAGCAAACAAGGATTACCAGACATATCTTGAGAAAAGCATCCTCAAGTTTAATTTCAAATCTTTTACTCAGGTTGTTATTCTGGGGAGTAGCACTTTTGTGCCTTTCATGCAACTTACTGCTCCAAATAGAAGAGAAGTTATCGAAGACCTCCTTGACATACAAATTTTCTCGAGGATGAATCTGCTCCTTAAGGACAGAGTTAAGGATGTTAAAGACACACAGAAAGAATGTGAGCACCTGATGCAGATAGCAGAGCAACAAGTTGCTATGCAGACGAATACTATCAATAATATGGAGAAGATGAATGATGATTATATGAAAAGACTACATGACCAGTTTGATGAGAATGAAAAAAGAGTAGCAGAGTTACAAGAAGAGGTAAAAAATAAGAAAAAACTGATAGAAGAGTATGGTTTGAAGGTGAATAACATGCCTGATAACCAAAAGTTGCACGAAGAGTTGAGAGACATGCGTGCAAAGATTAAAAGTAATCTAAAACGTGCACAAAAAGAGGTAGCATTCTATAAATCTAACGATGAATGTCCCACTTGCACACAAAATCTGCCTGCAAAACTCAAGAAAAAGAATGTGGCAGCAGCAGAAGAGAAAGTAGAGAAGATGACAGGTGGTTTAGACGACATTACTGTCAAAATTAACGATTGTTTTCAAACAATTAAGCAACAGAAGGAAACTTGTGACAGAATTACTGCTATACAGACAGAAATTCTCAGTCATCAGAGGGAAACTGAGAGTCTTCTTATAAAATCACAGAAGATTTTGACTGACACACAGGCAGAAGCACCTGATGTTATGAAAGAAAAGACAAAACTGTCAGAATTTGTTAAAAATCAGGTAAAAACTGCTAATGACTGTGCAAAAGTCAACCATGAAGCAGACAATTTAAAAACTGTCTCCTCTTTGCTCCGAGATGGTGGTATTAAGAGTAGAATAATAGCGAAGTTTATCCCAATTATTAACCAACGAATAAATAAATACCTACAAAGCATGGACTTCTTTGTCAATTTCACACTTGACGAAGAGTTTAATGAGATTATCAAGTCTCGTTTCCGTGATGAGTTTTCATACGCATCATTCTCTGAAGGTGAGAAGCAGAAAATTGATTTGTCCCTCCTGTTTACGTGGAGAGACATAGCAAA